GACATAAACAACTTGATGTTCTTTGTTGGTGTATGACTGTAGCAGCATTAATAACATACTTTTTAAAATTGTATAAAATATGAGACTAGCGCAATTCGTTTTAATTGTAACTCTTGTAGTTACTACATTCTTGATATGGTTAGAACATCAAGTTAAGATTGTACATTAAGGAACATAATGAAAAAATTATTGGTATTATTTGTATTGACAATGGCTGGTTTAAGCAACTGCGTAACAGCATATGCTTGGACTCAACGACCACCAGAACCAGTCGTTAACTGCACCACGCATAGTCCTTATGGCTGGCCAGTCGCTAATCCAGCAGTTCAACCAATCTGCCGTCAGGCATATCTTGTTGGTTACGATGCGCAAGCAAAACTTCCACGATATGTAACTTATACACTACTACCTCAAAATGCTTTGGGATGTGTGGCTCGTACTAATGCTTTTGCTGTAGATCAATCGATTCAAGGTGGTGCTCGTCCAGACGACTATGCTGGCACTGGTTACGATAAAGGACATATGAGTCCTGATGGTGATTTATCATGGGATACGCAAGTTGAATTTGAGTCGTTTTTAATGACTAACATGAGTCCACAGGCTGGTAGTTTAAATCGTGGTATCTGGAAGTTGTTAGAAACATCAGTGCGTGGTTGGGCTGTTCAGCATAATCAAAGTTTCACAATTATTGCAGGAGGTATTTACAATGCACAAGACAAAAAAATCGGCAGTGGTGTTATTGTTCCGCATAGTTTTTATAAAATTGTTATCAATAATCAAACTAAAGAAGTAGCTGCATGGGAATTTCCTCATGTTGCACCATATCCTAATTTGGGTAATGATTTAACTAAATTTCGTGTATCAATTCCTCAACTTCAAACAAGAGCTTCTGTGGCATATTCATTTCCAGCTGGAGCAAAAGAATTAGCACCTGGAGCAGAATGGTCAGTAGACTTTGGCTCATTAACAAAAACAAAAAGAGCTAAGTGTGGTGCAAACGCATCAGACGATTAATTAAAAGGAATAAAAAATGGCAGAAATTACAAAAGACGAAGACTGGATGCAAAAGAAATGGCGTCCAGCTATGGGTTGGATGTATATGGTTGTTTGTATGATGGACATGGTTATATTTCCAGTTCTATGGTCAATTCTACAAACAGTTACTCATACACCAATAACTCAATGGAATCCTCTAACACTACAAGGTGCTGGTTTATTTCACTTAGCGATGGGTGCAGTTTTAGGTATTGCAGCATTTGGTAGAACCCAAGAAAAAATTGCAGGTAGTGCAACAAATGTATCAAATGCACCTGCTGTAACTACTCCACCAGTGTTTCCAACTCCTGCACCAACAGGGTTTAGCACAGCGTTTCCAGCAGATCCACCAACAAGAAACACTCGAAACGACTGATGAACTATCGCACGATATTCATAAGTGATGTTCACTTAGGTACTCGTGATTGTCAAGCAGATAAGTTAAATAACTTTTTGAAACATAACACCTGCGAGACTTTATATCTCGTGGGTGATATAATTGATGCTTGGAAGATCCAACAGAACAAGTGGCGATGGAAACAAAGCCACACTAATGTTGTCCGCAGAATACTTGGTCATGCCAAGAGAGGAACGAGAGTTGTTTATGTTGCAGGTAATCATGATGAATTCTTAAGACCGATGATCCCATATGGATTCTCTTTCGGTCTGATTGAAATAAAAAATCAAACAGAACATATCGGTGTAAATGGTAAACGATACCTAGTCACACATGGTGATTTATTCGATGGTATCACAAGACTTGCTCCATGGCTTGCATTTCTTGGCGATAAACTATACGATTTAGTTCTTGATTGGAATTCTCGATTTAACTGGATTCGTCATAAACTAGGATTTGGTTACTGGTCACTATCTAAATACTTAAAGCACAGAGTTAAAAAAGCGTCTGACTTTATGTTTCAGTTTGAAAAGAATCTTGCAGCGTATTGTAAGAAGCGTGGTTTCGATGGAGTCATTTGTGGTCATATTCACCATGCTGAAATCAAAGAGATCGATGGTGTAACCTACATGAATGATGGAGACTGGGTTGAGTCGTGCACTGCTCTTGTTGAGCATCATGATGGACGCTGGGAAATAATAACATGGACAAAGGAGACCGACCATGAAAGTACAGAAAATAATAAAGAAGATGTATCAAGCATGCATCAACCACGACAAGATTAAAGAAAAGAAACTGTGGTTAAAAGCATTGAAGAAATCACTAAAGCATAAACATACTCAAGTAGTTCGATGACCAAAAAGATTTTAATTGTAACTGATAATTTACCAGATCAAATCAATGGTGTCGTTACGACCTACAAAAATATTGAAGCATGTGCGATTCGGGATGGTTATACTGTTGATTATCTTGATCCCAGCAGGTTCCGCTATTTTGATTGCCCTCGCTACAACGAAGTCAAGATTACCCTTCCATGGAAAGTGGGCTCGAAGATTAAGGAGATCAATCCAGATTATATCCACATCGCCACCGAAGGTACTTTGGGTTTGTGGGCTAGAGCATATCTTTCAAAATGTGGTATTAGCCACAATACTGCTTATCATACTAAGTTTCCTGAAGGACTTAAAACCCTATTTGGCATTCCTGAGTGGATAACATGGAGATTTGTTCGCTGGTTTCATAAACATAGTGGTAAAGTATTAACAACCACTGAAACAATGGTTAAAGATCTTAAAGAACATGGGTTTGGTGGAGAAGTTATCCCTTGGACTCGTGGTGTTGATAGAGAAATCTTTACACCTAACCTTAGAGAAGAATTACTAGCAAAATATTTGCTTTGTGTTTCTCGTGTTAGTAAAGAAAAGAATTTAGAAGCATTTTTTGAGTTAGAGTATCCTGGATATCAAAAGATAATGGTAGGCGATGGACCAATGCTTGAAACTTATAAGAAACAATATCCAGATGTTCACTTCACAGGGTTTAAAACTGGAAAAGATTTAGCAAGATACTACGCAAATGCTGAAGTGTTTGTATTTCCAAGTCGTTGGGAAACATTTGGCATTGTAATGATCGAAGCGATGGCTTGTGGTACTCCAGTTGCAGCATTCCCATGCGATGGACCACTGGATGTAATTGATCAGGCAGAGACTGGATTCATGAATGACAATCTTAGCGATGCAATTGATGGTTGTTTACAGTTAAATAGGGATAGAGTGTTAAGGGGTAGCCAGCGATGGAGTTGGGAAAATGCTTGGAAAATCTTCAAAAATAACCTAACTTAGGGATAACCCCACGATCTGTAGGGTTATTAACCCCCTAAACCCCTGTATCTACAGGGGTTTTTTTATTGCCAAAAAGTGCTTGTCTTTAATTGCATATTGCTGTATAATAGTTGTATGAAAATTGAAAAGGAACTGAAAATGAAGCAATTAAATGCCTACATCGCTAAGAAAAACCAATGGAATGCTATCTTCAAAAGCACTCAATATTGTTTAGACACTCATGCTGATCGTCAGCGTGTTGCAGATTGTATTGACTCTGATTTGAGTCCTGAGAATTTGACTTGCGATGGTGAACTTCCACGAAGTGTGGTTAACGCAAAATACAAAGAGTTGGTCTATGCTGCAAGTCAACTTAAGAAGTTGGATCCAGCAGTAAAATTTTATGAATTTGAGTAAGGATAGATTATGAAATATCGTGTAATTGTGAATGGTGTATCTTTCTATACGACAGGTGCAGCTATCAAGCGTGGTGTTGGTGATTCAGTTGGTGTGAATACAGTTGTTCGTCAGTTGTTTGAAAATATGTTTAATGCAATCGGTATTGCATCAACGATGACAGTGTATGACCACAAGATGAATCGTGTTTCTTATGATGTTCAAATTTCAAAGGTATAATTATGAGTAAAATGGCAGAATTAGCAATGGAAATTGATGACTTAATTGAACAAGGTATGTCTGCCAAATTTATCGCAATTAAACTTAACATTCCAATTCAAATGGTACAAGACGCATTTGAACAGCGTGAGAATTTAGAAATTGAAAAACAGTACGAGTTCTTGTCTTATGCAGATGAAATGGCAAACGATGATGCTCAATATTATGGAGAAGCATAATGAATATGATTATTGAAGAAAAGAATACAGTTGAGTATAAAGGCGAGATATTTGATCGCACTCATGGTAGTCCTTTTGATCGTGGTGCTGCTGATAGTTACTATCATCGTCCACTAAATCCTCATTGGTATCCAGAAGGCACTTACAATGGTGATCGTATAGAAGCAAAAGATATGCATGGGATTCAATTGCGTGCATATGCTATGGGTTATGAATTTAATGAAAGATTTGGAGATAAAAAGAGTTATGAATAAATTTGCAGTGAATAGAATGAAGACATCACGACAGGAAGAAATTATGCTTATCTGTCAAGAAGAATGTGCTGAAGTTGCGCAAGCGATAAGTAAAGTGTTTAGATTCGGAGTTGATGGTGAGCACTTGGGTGCTACGAATCGTGAACGACTCGAAGAAGAAATTGGTGATTTACTATGCATGATTGAAATGTTGACTGAAGAAGAAATCATCGATGCGAGTGCAGTTGCAAGAGCAGCACAAGCCAAACGAGCAAAGTTAGCCAAGTGGTCTAACATTAAGGAAATGGTATGATTCAAATAGAAAACCTAACCGAGTATCAAGTTGAGATGCTAGAGCATATGTGGTCATTGGATTCAGTGGAAGAATACGAGGAATGGTATAATCTATTGGATGATGAAGACCAGCAACTTGCAGACAGTTTGCAACAGATGATTATTCTCGCAGAGATGGATAATCTTATGGACGACTGCAAAGATGCAAAGAAAGCATTAAAGAAATTTGCCTTGTAAGAGAAAGACATGTATAATAAGACAATGAAACCTAGAAATCCAATAGCAAAGGATTTGCGCACTCCCAAATACCGCATGCGTGTAGTTGAGAGTAAGGTTCAGTACATTCGTCAACCTAAGCACAGAAAGGCAACAGATGAACTATGAGTACGAGTTAGTTCGGGAAGGATTGCGCAGGGTAATTACTGTTAGATCACAACCATACGATTTGGTGGAGTTTACAATCAAGCAAACTTCGTATAAGGAAGATGGTAAGATTTTAACAGACCATGGGCATACTACATTTTATGATACCAAAGAATTCTTATCATTTTTTGGTCCAATGATTGAAGATTTGAAAAAGGAAATTGATAATGCAAACAGTGTTCAAAACGGATAAAGAGTTTGACGAATTTAAAACATGGACTCTAGGAATTCTACATGACGACAAAATCAAAGATTTGTGTGTTACTTTTACCAAAAAAGATGGTACAACTAGAGATATGCGATGTACTCTCAGTGAAGGACGAATTCCAACAGACAAACAACCAAAAACCGAAGGAACAAGTACCAAGGATTCTGGATCCGCAGTTCGTGTCTTCGATACAGAAAAACAAGAATGGAGATCCTTCCGCTGGGACTCCGTAACGAAAGTGAGTTTTGAATTATGAAAATTTTATTCGTATTGATAGTAATATTGGTGTTGCTAGTTATATTTCCAATAGCAACAATTTGGTCTTTAAATACATTATTCCCTGCACTGGCAATTCCAGTCACACTTGACACATGGATGGCTACAGTTATTCTTGGTGGTGTAGTTGGTGGAACTAATGGTGTATCATTTGGGAGCAAGAAATGAACTACGCATTAACACCTGAACAGAAGAAAGATTTGCAAGGTGCTATTCAAGAGATTAGCAACTCAATGATTCGTAATGAAGCAGAACGAGATCTTATTCGAGAAATCGTTAAAGAACAATCTGATACATTGCAAATTCCAAAGAAAGTTATTTCCAAGATTGCAAAAACATATCATAAACAGAATCTTGCACAAGAAGTTGCAGACCATGAGGACTTCGTGGAACTATACGAGAAAATCACTTCAAAATAGTGCTTGTCTTTAATTGCGAATTGTGGTATAATAGATATTATATTATGGAGGTTACAAACCTATGGCTGTGAATACTGCAAAGCGTCGTGCAAAGAATAATGCAATTCTGTTGGCACAAAAGAAGTTCGAACCAACAATCGACCAGATTGATTTTACAACCAGTCTGAGTCGTGCGTTGGGTTACTACTCAGTGCACACTGGTTCAAAAGAACAGAAGATGTTTACGATTGAGTTCTTCTCAAAGAAAGAACCCAAGATTGCTAAACAACTTAAGAAACTCCCTGACTTTCATTTCCAAACATTTGGATCGTTGTGTCGTCTCATGACAAATGAGCAGACAGACTTAAAACAATTGTCTTCATACAGTCCATTCTTTACAAACAAGTTGAAAGAATTGCTCGCTAATGCTGCAAAATATATCGAAGAAGTTGAAGTTGTGAAAACACCAACCAATGTCATTTCTATTCAAGAACGAATGGAAGAGAAAGCCAGAGAACATGCTGGTGAGTTTGAGGGTGCAATTGATGAGTGGATTGTTACACGAGGTAAGAGTAATTTCTCTGCCAAGAACTATCTACTGAAGAATGAAATTGCAGCACCCATCGCTAAACGAATCGGTGAATTGTTTGTAGGTACTGCGCAAGAATTGCGTGAGGCACTTGATGGTGATGATGAACAACTCACTGAGGGTTACTCATATCTGACTAAACGAGAGCTAAAGAAGTTTGCAGAGTTCGTGGAAGAAATCATTGCTGACTGCCAACAACAAGTGCAGACTGCAAAAGCGAATCGCACTCCACGAAAGCGTAAGCCACAACCAGCAAGCAAGGTTGTTGCCAAGATGAAGTACATGAAAGAATTTGCTGATTTGAATCTTAAGTCAATCAAACCAGAGACGATTGTTGGATCGTCTGAGGTATGGGTATACAACACGAAGTATCGTAAGATAACTGTTTATAAAGCAATCAATGATGTGCTTACAGTTAAGGGTACTACAATTATCGGATTTGATGTGAAAGAATCCAAAACACAGATGTTGCGCAAGCCAGATGTATTCTTTAAGGGATTAACATTGGGCAAGCGACCATTGAATGGTGCTATGAAACCATTGACCACTACGGTAACTGTACCGAATGGTCGTGTCAATGAAGAATGTATTTTGCTGGGAGCGTTTTAATATGATATTAGTTGATTATAGTCAGGTGGCACTTGCAGCCATCCTTACCTTCCAGCGTGAGTTGAAAGGTAGTGAAGCAGAGGTAAAGAATCTTATTCGTCATGTGACTTTGTCCACTCTTAAATCATACAAGAAGAAGTATGGTAAAGATTACGGAGAGTTGGTCATCTGTTGCGATGGTCGTAAGTACTGGCGCAAGGAATTCTTCGAGTTCTACAAAGGTATGCGTAAGAGCAATCGTGACAAGTCAGATCTCGATTGGAAGTTGATCTTTGATACACTATCAGAGATGCGTGAAGACCTAGCCAAAGTATTTCCATATCGAGTACTCCATGTGGATCGTGCAGAAGCAGATGACATCATTGCAGTGCTGGTTAAGTATCTGCAAGAGAATCTTTTAGTTCAAGAGGGATTGGTAGAAGAGCCACAGAAGGTATTGATTCTGTCCTCTGACAAAGACTTTAAGCAGTTACAGTTGTTCAACAATGTAAAGCAGTGGTCTCCAATGCAGAAGAAATACATTACTGCAACTCATAAGGAAATCATCGAGCACAAGATTGAACATATTGTTAAGGGTGATACTGGTGATGGAGTACCAAACATCCTGAGTAAAGACGATGTATTCATGAAAAGTGAACGACAAAAGCCAATGAGTGCCAAACGACTACAAGAGTTTTTTGAGAATGGATTTACTGCATGTAAGAATGATGAAGAACGACGCAATTGGCAACGCAATGCAACCCTTGTTGACTTTGATCATATCCCTGCAGATGTAGCAGAAGACATTATCAAAGCATACATAAATACACAACCGAGTGGTGATAAGATGACTATCATGAACTATTTGATCGAACATCGTTGCCGTTTACTATTAGACGAACTAGAGGATTTTTAATGAAACAATATTTGACCGAAATGCTTAAAGAGATCAATGACGATCCAAAAACAATTGAGAAGCATAAAGATGAATTTCTATTGAAGGTATTGTTTGCACATAACTTCTTACCATCTTACAAGATGCTTCTTCCAGAGGGAGAACCACCTTTCAAACCTGCTGACCAGCCAGTTGGAATGTGTGACACAAATTTATTTCTTGAAGCAAAAAAAATGTATGTGTTCATGCGTCAAGACTTGAAACCAATTAAGAGAGAATCTCTGTTCATTGGTTTGTTAGAAGGTATCCATCCTACTGAAGCTGCAATTCTTATTGCAGTTAAAGACCAAAAGTTGCAGAAGATGTATCCAAAGATTACATGGAAACTAGTGGCAGATGCAGGTATTATTCCTGCAGTTGCTCAGTGGAAAGAAAAGGTTGCCTTGCAACCAAAAAAGTAGTATAATAGATTAACCGAAACTTATTATGAATGGAGTGAACTATGCCTAATTGGTGTTACAATACCGCAACCTTGCACCACGATGACAAAGCCAGAATCGATGCATTTGAAGCAGAACTATCTAAAGAAGATAGTCAACCACTGAATCATCTACGACCTAATCCTGCTGGTGAGTGGGACTATGGTTGGTCAGTTGATAACTGGGGTACGAAGTGGGATGTTTCCATTCATGATTGGGAACGAGAAGATGACAATTGTATTGTCTTACACTTTGACTCAGCGTGGTCTCCCCCAACTACACTCTATGAATTCTTAGAAACAGAAGGATGGTCTGTTCGTGCAATGTATCATGAACCTGGAATGGGATTTGCTGGTCGTTTCGAAGATGGATTTGATCAATACTTTGAGATGGATTGGACAGATCGTGCTTCAATCGAAGACTTACCTGAAGACATTCTTGACTTTACCAATGCTCTTGAAGACTTAGAACGATACGAAGAAGAGCAGTTCGATGAAGAACTACAAGAGTTGGAACGAACAGAGTGGTTCGATGCATCAGTAAACCCTGCTCATGTTGGTCGCTATGAAGTAACTACTGTTGCATGGGACTTTCCTCAGTATTGTAACTGGGATGGTAAAACATGGAGTCGTTGGGATGGTGATGATTTAGTAGTCACTAAATGGCGAGGACTCGCTGAAGAGTATTGGGATGCAGCAAAAGAGTTAGATAAGATTATCGAGGATTCGAAAGCGTAAAGTGAAGAAGTTTGCTATATTATGGTTGTTGCTTTGTGCCAATGCTTACGCAGATGTTTCGTTTGGAACTGGCGAAGCACCTGACTGTGATATAGCAAAAGCATATGCAGTCAGTGATGCAATCGAACGATATGCTGAGAAAGAGTTTGAGGTAAAGAAACAACATATTTGCAGAGAACGAAATGCAGAAGGCATTGACTGCGAATATGTTAAGAAGACTGAGATTGAATCTGCTGGTACTCTGAAGAGAGTTATAACAGAAAAGATTAAACCGAAGAAAAGTAAATTTGTAGATACATGTGTTGTTGAAGTCAAGGTTGAACTTGAACCAAGCAGACCACTAGCAGGTGACATTGAGAATGCAAGTAACTTTGCAGTCAATGGGCAACAATACAAGTTTGATGTTATTACTAGAGAGCCATTGTATGTATACTTGTTCAGTGTTTACGGAGACAAGATGCATATCATGTATCCCTATGATGGAATTAAGAGCAATCTTATCGATGGAAAGTTAGTACTACCGAATGGTATCTGGTGGAACGCAGACATTATGTCTAACGATCCAGAAAGTAAAGATACACTGATGGCAGTCTTTTCCAAAGTTAAGATTACTTTTAGAAGCAGTATGACGAGAGATGAGATTTATCGACAGATTTCGTCAGTGCCTATTAATGCTAGGCGAGTGGTGTACCACAATTTTGTGATTAAACGGAGAACTTGAAATGAAATATATTATGACTTGTGTAATGGCATCTATGGTATTACTATCTGGATGTTCAACCTTTAAGGCAGATCCCAACAAAACAGTTGAGATCCCATCCAACAAACTCGATAACATTCCTCAGTGGTATCTTGCAAAAGATCCAGATGACACGAAGTTTATCGTAGTCACTGCAACTGATGTATCGAAAGATATGCAGTTCGCCATCGACAAAGCAACACTCAATGCTAAGATTCAACTCGCTGCACGATTGAAGACAGATGTGGATTCTGTTACTCGTGAGTCTACACTTGAGACTGCTGGATCAGGTTCTGCTGTTGAACGAGAGATCGATCGTGTATCAAAGGTTCGTGTAAAGCAAGCCATTGGTATGTTCAAACGAGAGAACATTGCTGTGTTCAAAGAGGGTGATGTATATCGTGCATATGTGCAGTTTAAAATTGCAACAGAAGATGCTCAACGATTAACTCAGCCAGTTGGCAAGAACAAGAATCGTGAAGACAGAATGAAAGAATTGGAAGATGAACCAAAGGTATCTACTGTTCAACCAAATACATTCCAACTCTTACCAGTTGAGAACGAAGAATACAAAAAGCGTCGTGAAGAAGCAATGAAGAAACCTGGAGCAGTGATTGGTCAGGCAGTTGTTCAATGAAACAGAAGTGGATTGATGCATTTATGGATACAGCCGAGCGGTTTGCTCAGCTGTCCAGTGCAAAACGATTGCAGGTCGGTGCGGTTGTCGTAAAAGACAATCGTATCATCTCAATTGGATATAATGGAATGCCATCTGGATGGACAAACGAATGTGAGAACATGGTGCAATATTCAGATGATACAGTTACAACAGTTACGAAAGACGAGGTTATACATGCTGAAGCGAATGCAATTATCAAATTGGCTCGTGATGGTGAATCAGGCTATGGCTCCAGTTTATTCTGTACTCATGCTCCTTGTATTCATTGCGCTAAGTTGATTCATGGAACAGGTATTACTAAAGTTTACTATCGTAATTCTTACAGAGATGAACTTGGTATAGAGTTTTTACAAAAATGTCAAATAAATGTTGAAAAAGTTGACTTTAATTCAATAATGAGATAAGATCTTGTCTAAATAGATTATTGTCTGAAAAACCTTACAAGTTGTAGGGTTATCCAGATAGTGCTTGACAAATAACCAAAGGTGTAGTAGAATTCAATCATGAACTTAAGAAATATATCCAAACCGATGCAGCATCTCCCACTATTAAGTGGCTGGACATGCTCACGCACATCATTTGGATATAATGCGATTGAGGATTCTGGGGGTTTGGCAAGTAGATAACTGATACAATCAGTCCACTTACCAAACCCTCTGAGATGAAAGTCCAGAGGGTTTTTTGTTTTTATAGCCATCGTGCTAAAATGTTCTTTTACAATTCAGGATTCTGTTGGGGGTTGGTGTAGTGGTAGCACACTTGACTTTGACTCAAGTAGTACAAGTTCGATTCTTGTACCCCCTGCCAAATATATGCGCACTCTAACTCAAAAGGTGACAAGTGGGCTCATGCTCATGTAGTGCGCATATATTTGGGAGTATAACTTAATGGTAAAGTAGCTGGCTTTTAACCAGCAAATCAGAGTTCAATTCTCTGTGCTCCTACCAAAGTTACTATGGTGTTCTTAGTGTAGTGGTCTGCACATCTCGCTGTGACCGAGATAGTATGAGTTCGATCCTCATAGAACACCCCATGCTACTTTAGCTGATGTGGTCATAGCGGTGGTCTGAAGAACCATTGAACCAAGTTCGATTCTTGGAGGTAGCACCAAAGATTAGTCCCGATTAGCTCAGAGGTAGAGCAATCGCTTGATAAGCGATAGGCGAGTGGATCGTTACCACTATCGGGAACCAAAGTTATGGAAGGTTAATTCAGCTGGGCTGGACTCTGTTTTGAAAGCAGAAGGTGTGTGAAAACGCATGGAGTTCGATTCTACCATCCTTCCTCCATATTATGTGCCTCGTTATTTCAGTGGTAGAATGTCTCCTTTACACGGAGAAGGTCGGCAGTTCGAATCTGTCACGAGGTACCAATACCCGATTGGTGAAATGAATATCACACAGTGCTACGAACGCTGGGTTGGGAGTTTGATTCTCTCATTGGGTGCCAGATAAGGAAGATGGGCAGGATGGTAATGCAGCGGATTGCTAATCCGTAGATTAACGAAAGTTGGTCACAGGGTTCGACTCCCTGATCTTCCACCAAATGTAGGCTGATAGCTTAATGGTAAAGCAGTCGACTCATAATCGATTGAGTCTGAGTTCAATTCTCAGTCAGCCTACCATTGACTTGTAAGATTGTTTGAGGTATAATAGAGTAAATGCGAGTGTGGTGGAATGGTATACACATCAGACTTAAAATCTGACGCTTAATTGATTGAGGGTTCAAGTCCCTCCACTCGTACCAATACGGCATTAGTATAATGGATAATACAGTAGGCTTCTACCCTACGAATGTGGGTTCGATTCCTGCATGCCGTGCCAGAATTATGTAGGTGGAGCCAGTTGGACAGGCACTGGATTGCAAACCCATGGAAGTGAGTTCGATTCTCACCACCTACTCCAGATAGTTGTTGACTTGCAAGATTATTTGAGGTATAATAGTTGTTCTTCAAAAGTCCACTCTAAATCTGCGGTAAATACGCAGTGTGTGGCAGGGATGGCTTGATTGTTGCAACTCGCCTACAATCTCCCATGCAAGCAAGTTTGGTAGTTCTTGTAAAAAACTACCACTGTGCTCGATTCGTCTATCGGTTAGGACACTGCCCTTTCACGGCAGGAAGGAGGGGTTCGATTCCCCCATCGAGTACCAGATTTAATTACATTGGTTACCAAGCCAGTAGGTAATTCAAGAAGTGAGTAACCAGTTGACGGACTGGCACTTCTGAGTTACACGAAAGATGGAAACGAAACCGAAAGGTGGATACGGTGGTCACGCTGGAACAACTTGGCAAGTAATGTGTGAGACAGACAAGTCCATGGACGGCATGGTAGGGCAGGTTCAAAACTGTTATTTCTGTCAAACACCCAGTGTAATTAAATGTGGTATTAGTTTAGTGTTATCAAGGTATCGTCATAGGACGCTATGACTACTCGACAGTTAGGGTGCGACTGAAACTGTCTGATATAACTGCCACTCGCTTGTCAGTGTTAGCTACATTGTTGACAAATCGGCACGATAACACTAAACTAATATCATTGGAGCAATTGATGCTATGGCGTGTGCATCCTCAGACTGTAAATCTGATCCCTCTGGGTAAACAATCTTGGTTCGACTCCAAGTTGCTCCACCAGTTTTTAGGCTCGTTAGTATAATGGTCATTACAGCGGATTGTCTATCCGCTTATGGGAGTTCGATTCTCCCACGAGTCGCCAAGTTTGCGGAGTATGGAAGTGGTCTATCCGTCTGGTCTCATAAGCCATGAAATCGTTGGTTCGAATCCAACCTCCGCTACCAAGCCATGCAGCGTCACAACTGCTACTCTGACCCAGAGGAAATGAAACTGAGTTGTCCTCAGTAGGGTGGTTCTTTTCTATTAAATTAGAAGACATCGAAACTGTTATAGAAGACAGATAAGATGGGGTCTACCTAACCAGCGTTGGCGACACGAGAGTTCTGTGCATGGCGAGTGGGTGGAGGGCATGCTTGATGGAGAAACTGGTGCGATGTACACAATCCAGAAGTAAACTGATGTGCTATAATT